CATGAAACGCTGGCTCAACGACCCAGAAAACCAATACTTTAGAACTCGACCAGGACAAGTATGAACTATGTAGCAGTCTGCACGCCAGCGCGTGATATGGTCCACACAAACTTCACCTACTGCTTGGTGAATATGGTGGCGTATCACACTATCAGCACCACCGATGCCGTATCTCTCAAGATCATGCAGGGTACGTTGATACAGAACCAGCGAGCTGATTTGGCGCTGGACGCGATGGCCGAGGGCTGCACGCACATCTTGTTCATTGACTCGGATATGACGTTCCCGCAGGACATGGTAGGCCGTCTGCTAAAGCATGACCTGGACATTGTGGCCACCAACTGCGCACGGCGCCGTATGCCTACCGGACCCACAGCACAGAACTACAAGCCTGACGGTACGCGGGAGCTGGTGTACACCATGCCAGAGTCCACCGGCATTGAGGAAGTTGGCTCTATTGGCATGGGCGTGATGCTTATTAAGCGTAACGTCTTTGAAAATCTGTCCGAGCCGTGGTTTGAGACGCCATGGCGCCCCAAGGAGCGAGGCTACATTGGGGAAGATATTTTCTTTTGCCGTAAAGCGCAGGAGGCAGGGTTTAAAATCCACATTGACCATGACGTAAGCAAAGAGATTGGTCACATTGGCACGTTTGAATTCAAGCACGACCATACATGGGTAATGCGCGAGCTTGAGGAAAAGGAAAAGGCAACGTAATGGCTCTGACAACGTACACGGAGTTAAAGACATCAATCGGTGACTGGCTTAACCGCACCGATTTAACGTCTGCCATTGCTGACTTTGTCTCTCTAGCGGAGGCTCAGATTGAGCGCCAGCTACGCACCAGGCAGATGATTGTTAGGTCAAACGCAGACATTAGCACCGAGTACGCTGCACTCCCAAGCGATTTCCTAGAGACAAAGTCTTTTAAGCTGACAAGCACAAACCCCATAACACCGCTGATATTTCAGACCATTGACGCCTTGGACGATCTGGCTAGGACGTTTTCTGCTGTTTCGCGTCCTAAATACTTTGGCATTGTCGGTGGCCAGGTAAGGGTTGTTCCAACTCCTGACGCGACCTACACAACAGAGTTAATTTACTACGCTAAATTGACAAAGTTGTCATCTACTGTGTCAAGTAACTGGCTGCTGGCTGCCAGTCCCGATATTTACCTTTACGGTAGCCTGATGCAGGCCGCGCCATATCTGCAAGATGATGCGAGAATACCTGTATGGTCAAGCCTGTACGACAGAGCATTGACTGATTTGCAGACTGCCGATGATCGTGGCGCTACATCAGGTGGATCAATGTCTGCTCGCGCTAGGTCCTTTGGATAATTTAGGAGTGTTTTATGCAATCTGAAAAAATTAAATTGACAGAAACATCTGATGTTTCTATATCTAAGTCTACTGATATGAATGAAGTCATTGGCGTCACTGGACACTATGACGTTCAATGCGTCGGTCCAGATGGCCAGGTTAAGTGGATTGATTCCATTGAAAACTTGGTTGTAACTGTTGGCAAGAACGATTTGCTGGATAAGTATTTTGCTGGCTCTGCTTACACGGCAGCCTGGTACATGGGGCTGGTCGATGGTGCATCTAGTCCTACTTATGCCGCTGGCGATACCCTGGCCTCTCACGCAGGCTGGACAGAGAGCACCGCATACTCTGGAACAAACAGGGCCACCGTAGCCTGGAATTCGGCCTCCGCTGGCTCTAAGGCATCTACCGCCACATCATTCAGCATCAACGCCACAGCGACCATTGCAGGCGCCTTGCTGACCGTTACCCAGGTGCGTGCTACGACTACTGGTGTTTTGTACTCTGCTGGTTCTTTTAGTGGCGGTAACCGTTCCGTAGCTAACGGCGACACTCTTAACGTAACTTATACAGCGTCTGTGTAAAGGAAAATATCATGGCTTTTAGAACAGGTGACTCGGTTAAGGTTAAGCATACAGATTTGGTTGGGACTGTCCAAGGTGCTGCCGTAGATAGTGACGCTACTTTGTTGTTGCGCGTTTCTTATACAGACCAAGACAATAACTCCCAAGAGCGTTTCTTCAAAGAAGAAGAAATAGAATCTACATAAATTTAAGGGGGTTTTATGGCTCTAATCTTAGCCGATAGGGTTCAAGAAACAACCACAACAACCGGAACTGGCACTGTTACTCTAGCAGGCGCTGCTTCCGGTTTTCAGTCTTTTGCAGCTATTGGTAACGGTAACTCTACCTATTACACCATTACAAGTCAGACTGCTACAGAGTGGGAGGTTGGCATTGGAACGTACACATCCTCTGGAACAACTTTATCTAGGACAACCGTTCTTTCTTCTAGCAATTCTGGTTCGTTGGTAAATTTTTCAGCAGGCTCAAAAAATGTGTTTGTAACTTACCCGTCCGCTTTAGCTGTACCAGAAGGTAAGGCTATAGTTATGTCAATGGTTTTTGGATATTAATTATGGCAAACCCTAATCTGATTAACGTAAGCTCAATTACAGGTAATACTACCTACTACACACCTAGTGTCAATACTGCTGTTGTATTGTTGGCAAATGCAGCATCATCTGGCGTGGTCAATAAAATCAACAATGTAGTTGCGGCCAATGTTACTGCATCTACTACAAACGCTACTGTTTCTATATATACCAATGGTGCGGTATCCCAGGGTTCTGCTCCTTCTGGTGGTACAGCATACCCAATTGTCTATCAGTTATCAGTACCTGCAAATTCTTCTGTTGTGGTATCAGATAAGAGTACAGCGTTTTATTTGCAAGAAGGCACATCAATTTCAGTTACGTCTGGTACTGCAAATGCCGTCACATATACAACGTCATATGAGGCTATTAGCTAATGTCCACTAGGTACAAAGGCTCTGTTATATCAGCTACGGCAGTAGCTACTAGCTCAAGCGCAGCTAGTGGAATTTGGCGTACTAATGAAGTGATGCAGGCAGTACAAGCATCAGCATGGCCTATTTATACAGATAGGCCACCAAGTTTTACCTATTTAGTGGTTGCTGGTGGCGGCAGTGGTGCTTCATATGATGGTGGCGGCGGTGGTGCTGGAGGCTTACTTACAAGCACTATTACCGCTACATTTAGTGGAGCATACACAGTAACTGTAGGCGCTGGAGGAGCATCCGTTGCTCAAAGTGGATCAACTGGTATTAATGGTAATCCAGGTGTTGCCAGCTCAATTAGTGGTACAGGTGTTTCTTTATCTGCTACCGGAGGTGGATATGGTGCTCGGTTTACTCAAGTAGGTGGTAATGGCGGTTCTGGTGGTGGTGCTGGTGCAAGTAATAACACCGGCTCATCTATAGCTGGAGGTACTGCAACATCAGGCCAAGGTAATGCCGGTGGCATGGGATATAGAGCACTTAGTCCAGCTACATGGCTTGGAGGCGGTGGTGGTGGAGCTGGTGCAGTTGGAGGAAATGCTACGCCAAATACTGTTGGCGGTATAGGCGGTATTGGTGTAACTTCATCTATTACCGGAACTAGCACTTACTACGCTGGCGGTGGTGGCGGTGGCGGTGAGGGAACAACGCTAGCCCCTGCTGGTGGTCTTGGAGGTGGTGGAGCTGGTGTTGTTAGTAGTACAAGCACAACAAGCGGAACCGCAGGAACAGCAAACACTGGCGGTGGTGGTGGCGGTGCAGCAATTACTTCTCCTGGCTCATCAGGTGCTGGCGGCTCTGGTATTGTTATTATTAGTTATCCAAATAGCTATAGGACAGCAACTACAACAGGCTCTCCTACATTTACTGATGTAGGTGGAAACTATATTTACAAATTTACTGGCAATGGGACAATCACGTTCTAATCATGGCACATTTTGCAAAACTTGACGAAAACAATGTAGTGCTTGAAGTGCATTGTTTACACAACAACGAGCTAATGGTTGACGGTGTAGAGTCTGAGGCTAAAGGCATTGCATTTTTGGTTATGTGGAGTGGTGGTTACCCGTTTTGGAAGCAGACTTCTTACAACGGGACAATGCGTAAAAACTACGCTGGTATTAGATACACCTACGACGCTAATAGGGATGCATTTATCCCACAAAAGCCTGATGGCGATTACGTCCTAGACGAACAAACTTGCCAATGGGTTGAAGTAATTTAGCCGGTGAATTATGTTTGGCATAGCACCATTTGGCACACCATTTAGCGCGCTATCTGGTAATACTTACACAGTAAATATCACAGAGGGTGGATACGGCTCTGCATTTTATGGTTCTGGGACTTATGGCTATAACACATACGAAAGCCTGCTATCTGGAACAGGATACTCAAAATCAATTGACGAGGCTGCATCTGGCTCCGAAAGCACAACGCAGACCGTCTCCTACGATAAGTCATTAAGCGAAACGCTATCAGCCTCTGAAGTCCTATCCAACATAGCCACGTTGGTAGCGCAGCAGCAGGAGACAATAACTCTTGCAGATAGCGAGTCAAATACTCTTACTGCAATTGCTTCTGTATCTGAGTCAGTCACTGCTACAGACAGCCAATCTGGTAGCTTTGTAGCAGTAGCATTTGCATCTGAGTCAGTATCTGCGTCTGACTCAACCACGTCACTGGTAGCGTTTGTAGTCTTTGTTTCTGAGAGCATTGCGGCAGATGCTGCCCAGGTTGGCATCTTGGTAATGCCTGTCAGTTTGTCTGAATCTTTATCAGCGTCAGATGTACTTACCAATGCCCTAACTGCCCTGGCGTCTGCGTCTGACTCTCTGTCTCCAGCAGACAGCGTAATTAATACGCTTACTGCTGTAGCTGCACTTAGTGAGTCCAGCACGCTATCAGACTCAAGCGTGTCATCAATTGAGTACAACGTACAGATTAGTCAAACTCTATCTGGATCGGATAACCAGTCTGCCATTACGAGCCTATTTTCAGAGGCTGCTGAATCTGTTAATGCTACCGACTCCCTGTCTAGCATATCAATTTTTGTTTGTGACTTGCAAGAGTACGGCAGTGTGCAGGAGGATTTACTCTCTGGCCTTGCCTTCGTGGCCCAGATCGCTGAGTACGCATCCGCGCTTGATCTCATCACTCAGCGGCTGCTTTGGGAGCCTGAGTCTGATACGGCTGAGAGCTGGGCGCCTGAGTCGGACACCAGCGCCATTTGGACAAATTCAAGCGATAATTCAAGCAACTGGACAATCATCAACGACACGCCTGATACCTGGACGCCAGTCACAGACGGGTCAAATACTTGGACACCTATCTAGGAGTAAATCATGGCAGATACCACGACAACCAACATACTTTTAACCAAGCCAGAGGTAGGTGCTTCAACCGACACCTGGGGTACAAAGATCAATACTGACATGGACACCATTGACGCGGTGTTTAAGAATGATGGCACTGGTACTGCTGTTGGTGGAACTGCCAATGGCGTGCTCTATATTAATGGCACCAAAAAACAGGTTGCTGGTAGCGCGCTTTCATTTGATGGTACTAACTTTGCCACTACCGGCACGGCAACGGCTGCAAAACTTATTCCAACTGGTTCTAGCGCGACGGGTAACGGACTGTACTTGCCTGCTGCCAACAGCGTAGGCATATCTACCAATGGCACAAACGCTGTCTATATAGACTCAACGCAAAACGTAGGGATAGGTGTTACTGCACCAGCACAAAAACTACAAGTTAATGGAAAAGCAATTATTGGCACGTATGCTAGTACAGGTGCTTATGGTTTGTATTTGAGGTCGGATGCTTCGAGCGCGCATTACAACTGGCAAATTTCTACGCAAAACACTGTAAATGGAGGGTTTGAAATTGCCCGTTCTGATGCTGTTGGAAGCAGCACTTTTAATAGCCCTTCAGTTGTTATCGACGCCGGCGGTAACGTAGGGATAGGGACGACTTCTCCTGCTTATAGGTTGGATGTCCAAGCCGCAACCTCTGTAATTCAAACCAAGTCAACAACTGGAACGAACGCTGCTTACTATATTGCCAACAATACTGGTGGTGACTTTTACATAGGTCGTGAAAATAGTGCGGGTAGCACCTTTGGAACAACTGCGTATTCTTCTGTTCTTTGGTCTGCTGGTGCTTACCCAATGGCGTTTTTTACCAATGGCACAGAACGTATGCGTATCGACTCCAGCGGTAACTTGCTGGTGGGGACTACGAGTGCCGCAAACAGAAAAATCTTTGTGAAAGGCTCTGGCGTTTCTGGTGATTATTTTGGTTCGTTTGAAAACGATGTTGCAACATCTCCGCTTGGAATTGATATTAGATATAGTGCTGTTGATCCTAATTCCACTGCAAGTCAATTTATTGATTGCCGTGGGATTAGCGCTCTAAGGCTTCAAGTTCGTTCCAATGGCGGCATTGCAAACTATTCAGCAAACGACGTTAACCTGTCTGACCGCCGCGAAAAGACAAACTTTGCCCCTGCCAAGAGCTATCTTGAAACCATTTGCGCCATTCCAGTGCAGACCTTCAACTACATCGACCAGAACCTTGAAGAAGATGACGGCCTGACGCTTGGCGTGGTGGCTCAGGATGTTCAAGCCGTTGCGCCTGAGTTGGTGATGGAGAGCAACTGGGGGACTAAAGAAGAACCCAAGCAACGCCTGTCAATATACCAAACTGATTTGCAGTATGCGCTGATGAAATGTATCCAAGAACAGCAAGCACTTATCACTTCCCTAACCGCCCGTATTACGGCACTTGAATCAAAAGGTTAATTATGACTACATACAACTGGCAAATCGTACAGACTGACTACTTGGTAGCAGACGGCTTTATCACCACAGCACATTGGACTTGCAACGCTGTAGACGGTGACTACACTGCCGGTTCATACGGCACTTGCAGTTTTGCTGCTGCAACCCCTGCTATCCCCTACGCCAGCGTGACCGAGGCTGAAGTATTGGCATGGTGCTGGGCTAACGGCGTGGACAAGGACGCAACAGAAGCAAGCCTTGCTAGTAACATTGCTTTACAAAAGAACCCCGTAACTGCTGCTGGCGTACCCTGGTAATGAACTCTCCAGAAATAGACCCTGTTAAGTATGGCGTACTGTGGCAGAAGGTCCAGGACTACGAGCGCAGGTTTGATGATATGAGCACCAAGATCGACAAGATGGAGTCATCTATCGAAACGCTGGTTGCACTTGCAAACCAAGGCCGTGGTGGTTTCTGGATGGGTATGGTTATCGTGTCCGCTATCAGCAGCTTAATGGGCTATCTAAGCCACCTACTAGGCAAGAGCTAGGTTATGGATGCGCCGTTTACTTTTATTACTGACGTTGGTAACGGTATCTTCAGCGCAGGACAAATTGATTTTGTCCAATGGTCCTCCACCACCATTACCAAAAAAACAGGAAAAGCCAAAGCAGGCGAGTTGCGCGGTGCAGGAGCTGTACGTCATTGGATGGTCAGTCCATGAGCCAGCAGAAAGACACAAGGCTATGCTGGAGTGGCTTGATAAGTCAAAGTGCAGTTCAGATGACTATGTAACAATTTGGAACGCCCTACCTGAGTGGGCTGGTACTTCAGATAGCCCAGCATTACGGGCTAAGATTATGGAGAAAGTAAGATGAACGAGTCATGGTTAGCACGCAACATCCAGCCAGTGACGGTTGTATTCTTGCTGTTCTCTTATTTCTTTTTCGCGTTGCTCTCAGTCTTTGAGATGGAAACCCGTGGCGCATACGTTGACCTACTTGGCCAGGCAATGATTATTGTGATTACCGCCATCTTTGCCGGTAAGACTGCCGAGAAAATTGTAGACATCCGCACCAATAAAGGAGCATCAGATGGCACTTGATCCACTAACAGCGGCTTTTGAAATTGGCAGCAAAGTTCTAGACCGAGTTCTGCCTGACCCCGCGCAACAGGCTGCTGCCAAGCTGGAGTTGCTCAAGCTGCAACAAAGCGGCGAGTTGGCCCAGATTACCGGGCAGATGGACATCAACAAGATTGAGGCCGCAAGCTCAAGCCTATTTGTAGCAGGATGGCGCCCAGCGATTGGCTGGATATGTGGTGCTGGATTTGCCGTCCAATTTGTCGTCGGTCCGCTGGCTGAGTGGGGTTCTGCTTTAGCTGGTCATCCTGTGAAGTTTCCCACTATGGATACTGGGACCATGATGCCGCTGCTCTTGGGTATGCTTGGTCTGGGTGGTATGCGTACCGCTGAAAAGATACAAGGTGTGGCCGCTAAATGAACGCAAACTTTGATTTTTCTTTTGAGCACCTTATCAAGTCTGAGGGTGGGTACGTCTGGGATAAGGATGACGCTGGCGGTGAGACTAACCTTGGCGTAACCGTTGGAGCGTGGAGCGCGTATCTAGGCAGGCCAATCAAGCCAGGTGAGATGAAGGCATTAACTAAGTCTGACGTAAAGCCTTTTTACAAAAAGATGTACTGGGACAAGGTTCGCGGTGATGATCTGCCTAAAGGCGTTGACTACGCAGTATTTGATTTTGCGGTGAATGCTGGCCCTGGACGCGCTGCCAAGTTTCTTCAGCAAGCTGTCGGCGCTGTCGCTGATGGTGACATTGGTCCAGGTACTATGGCGCTGGTAAACAAGATTGCTCCTACTGAATTGCTGCAAAAGTTTTCAAAGCAAAAAGAATTGTTTTATAACGGCATAGTAGAAAGAAACCAAACCCAGCAAAAATTCCTAAAGGGTTGGATGAATCGGGTTTCTAGCGTACAAGCGGCTGCATCATCAATGCTGGCGTAAAGCATTAAATCATGGCAATCCAACAAAAACTTGAGACTCCGACGCCACCAAACTTGGTGTATCCAGCAGAGGTGTATGAGCGTCGTATTTTCAATGAGACTAATGGATCGCTGAATTCTTACTTTAGGAAGCTGACTGCTGTTCTTGGATCAGTATTTGGAGTTAGGGGTAGCCGGTACATAAACGCCCCATATGGCGCCTTTCAGAGTACGGCAGACCAGACGGCAGCGGCCATCAATACCGCATACGCGATGACGTTCAATACGACTGATTACTCCAATGGGGTGACAGTTGTCAGCAGCTCGCGCATCACGGTAACAGACTCCGGTATCTACAACCTTCAGTGGTCAGGGCAGTTTGAGAATACAGCGAGCGCGGACCATGATGTAAGGGTCTGGATTAAGGTCAACGGGACAAACCTTGTCGGCTCTACTGGATTTGCTGGTGTTCCATCTAAGCATGGCTCCGTCAATGGTCACACAATAGTTGCCTGGAACTACTTTCTATCACTTGCTGCCAATGACTACGTCGAGCTTTGGTGGGAGACTGATAGCACCGCAGTCAGCATCCAGGCATACGCTGCTGGATCATTTTATCCATCTACCGCGTCGCTAATTGCGACAATGCAATTTGTGTCGAACACAATGTGAGAACGTCATGTATATACCTTTAAAAATACCGCCAGGCATCTATCGCAATGGGACTGAGTACCAGTCATCTGGGCGCTGGTACGACGCTAACCTAGTGCGCTGGTACGAGAACACCTTGCGCCCGATTAACGGGTGGCGCAAGCGTTTCAGCAGCCAGACTGCTATGTCTGGCAAGTGCAGGGGACTGATTACTTGGCGTGATAACACCAATGACCGTTGGATCGGAGCCGGTACGCATACAAACCTTTATGTAATGAATGAGTCTGGCACGCTAAAGAGCATTACGCCTACAGGGTTTACTGCTGGCATTGCTGACGCCACGTCCTACACTGGGTATGGGTACGCTGCTTATGGAAACTTTGCTTATGGCGTCCAGCGTCCTGATTTGGGTGACATTATTAGCGCAACGACCTGGTCTATGGATACTTGGGGTGAGTACCTGGTAGCCTGTTCAAGCGCAGATGGCAAGATATACGAGTGGCAGTTAGGGTTTTCTACGCCTACGCTGGCCGCGGCAATTACTAACGCTCCAACAAGCTGCAAGGCTGTGATGGTGACCGCTGACCGGATTGTGTTTGCCTTAGGTGCTAATGGAAACCCGCGCAAGGTAGCCTGGTCAGATCAGGAAAATAACACAGTCTGGACTGCCGCCATAGACAATTTGGCGGGTGACTACGAGTTGGCCACACCAGGCACTTTGCTGGCCGGTAAGCGCGTCAAGGGTGTAAATCTACTGTTTACTGACGTAGACGTACACACCGCGCAGTACATTGGGGCTCCATTTGTTTACGGGTTTGAGAAGGCCGGAAGCGGGTGCGGATTGATATCAGCGCAGTCTGTTGCAGCCATTGATAGCGCTGCTATCTGGATGAGCAATGGCGGGTTCTGGATGTACGACGGATACGTCAAGCCACTGCCATGTGACGTTGCTGACTACGTCTATAACGACATAAATTTGACTCAAAAGTCAAAAATCTATGCCGTACACAATAGTAAGTTTGGAGAAATTTGGTGGTTTTACCCGTCAAATGATTCCAATGAGAACGATTCTTATGTGACGTACAGTTACCGAGAGGGTCACTGGAACATAGGCACATTGTCTCGCCTGGCTGGTTCTGATGCTGGGGTGTTTACTTACCCTATCATGGTTGACAGCAGCGGCTACATCTACGAGCACGAGGTAGGCTTTAACTATGACTCGGCTACTCTGTACGCTCAATCTGGACCCATTGAGCTGGGAACGGGTGAAAATATTATGAACGTCAGGCAGGTTATTCCTGACGAGCAGACGCTGGGCGAGGCCGTGGTGTCATTTACGTCAAGGTTTTACCCTACCGGCACAGAGTCAACGTATGGACCGTACTCGGCGGCTAATCCCACCAGCGTCCGGTTCTCAGGACGCCAGATTGATATAAAGATAACGGGGAACACTTTATCTGACTGGCGGGTTGGGGTTATGCGCCTTGAGGCTACGGCTGGTGGGCGCCGGTGACAGACTTAGATGACTTGCGCAGGCTGCGCCAGCAGGTGGAATCGGCTTTAGAATACTCTGGAGGCACACACACATTTGACGATATAGCCCAGGCGGTGACCGAGAACAGGTTTCAGGTATGGCCAGGCGTCAATTCGGTGGTGGTGACCGAGATCATTGTCTACCCGCGAATCAAGAACTTGCATTACTTCTTGGCTGGCGGCGACCTAGATGAACTCAAGCTGATGCGACCATACATCGAGCGTTGGGGCAAGAGTTTAGGTTGCACGCGAGTTACTCTCGCAGGGCGTCAGGGCTGGGCCAAGACGTTTCTGCGCGATGAAGGATACGAACCTAAGTGGTTCATTTTGAGCAAGGAACTTTGATATGCCAGGACCAGGAAATAGACCAGAAGCTCCGCGACAGCAGGTCTCCACACCAAGCTGGATGGAAGTACGCAAAGGAATAATTGATGTACCAAAACCGCCAGCTATCCTTGCGGAAGAACAGCGACTAGGTGGAAAGCAGCTAGAACCTGTTTATGCTAAAGGTGATGCTGGTGGTGGCAGAGGAGGCGGCAATATCGTAGAGTATGGCGCACCCATTGGCTATCGTTATGACAATGGCAAGAGCGAATACGTTAACTTTACTCCTAGTGGAGAGTATCAAGGTACAGTAAAAAGACAAAGCGGGATTGACCCTGCAATGTTGGCTATATTGGCAGCTCCATTTCTTGGTCCAATGAT